CGACTTAGCCTAGACTACCATGGTCAATTTTCGGCTGATGACTCTTTGATTTGGTACAGTAGAGCCTCTGAACCGCTGCTCTTTACCTGCTCCATGTTGATGATGTAACCGATGTTGTTGAAAACGGGGTCTATTCCGCCCGCAGTGCTTATTGACCATGCACAGACATACAGGTCTTCAGGTATGATGTGCTGTGGATCAAGGAATGTTTCCACATACCCATAACCGGGGGAGAGGATACCCCAACCGATTTGTGAAGAATCGGAGGGGCGGAGATTGAAAGTGGCACCGTATTCATCGGGTGAGACGGTGGTTGCAGTGGGGGTTGCTCCTGCTGAGGAAGTGGCCAAGACAAAGAAAACAGTATCCGAACCGAACTTATCGTTGTTGCCGCCGGTTTGATCGTTGCCAATCGGGAAAACTTCCAATGAAGTGATTCTCATATTCTTTTCATAGTCTCCATTATTCAAAGAATATCTTCGCGGAGCAGTAGGATTTAGATCGGATGTCCAACCAGAGCGTATTGTGTGTAGGCTTTTCCGCATCTATCTCATCCTCTTTGCTAATTTGTGGGCTGCTTTCTGTGCATTCTTGAAGCCGTTTGCTTTCCAAGATCCATTCTTTTTCTTGAATTTCTTTGCAACCTTCTTGAATGCCTTGCCATATTTCTTGGAATATGCACTGGCTTTTCGCTTGACAGTCTTCTTCATCGATTTAGTTCCCTTACGAACAACGGGATGACATGCTCTTTGTGAGAGTTCTTTGGCCAGAAGTGGGTCGACTCCTTCGGCAATGAGGGCCTTTTCCATGACTCCGCATAGAGCCCTCGCTGTCACATCTTCGATTGCCATCCGAATCACTGCTGTGAAAGTGCAAGTGCCATCGCTGCTTTCTCGGTAAGAGTCTCAACTGTGCATTCCATTACGAAAGAGACTGTGTAGTTTCCACCAGCGCTTGAAGCGTCTGCATCTGTGGCCAAATACAGTTGTTCAACTCCAACCAAGTATCCCTGTTCCCATGCTTGTGGAGCGACATCGTTCCAGAATCCGATCGAGGAGTAAGCGTTAGTTGCTCGGGAGTAAGTCCAGCGACCTGATGCGATAACTGATTTGTTGTCCAATGTAACCAACGCTGTTTGCGATTGTGTGGTTAGTTGAGTACCAACGTTGAGTGTGCTGTTAGCGGCAATAGATGGACCTGCTGAAGGTTCACTATCATCTTGAATCTGCCACTCAATGTTGTGGATGCGTAGAACACTCTTTCCGAGTGCATCTACAAACGCACCTAAGTCAATTGTTGTCTGCTCGTAAGCATTGCCTGTTTGCTGAAGTTCTCCACGAATGAAGAACGAATCTGTTTTCGCCATACCCCCTCCGCATCATCGGCATCACATAAACATACGCCCCCATACTAGCACCCGCTAATCTTCTTTATTGACAAGAGATGGGGGTTAGAACTATAGGGGCGCCCGGTTCAGACTTGAACAGGTATGGGGAGGGAATAGGTGTAGGTGGCGGAACGGTGCCTACGCCTACTCAATCTCTACTTTCCAGAATAAAAAAAATAATACTTGATATAGTAGAACTTGCTGGGCCTGTATATGGAGCCACACGATACGGCCGCTCTCCTATGGGTCAGGAACTTCCCCTGCCCCGTTGAGGGTTGCTCTAAATGCACCAGTAGCCTGCAAGGAATGAAGAAACACTTGGTAAAGATGCACGATTACCACCCGGGGACGTGGGACTAATGCCACAGATCACTGTAACACTGGCCGATGATGTCTATTGGGACCTTCAGAACCTACCTAAGGGACTCAAGTCTAAGTTTGTCAACCAAGCAATGGAGTCTGCAATCCAGAAGTGTCTAGACAATACCAACCGAGGCACAGTCTGTCCCGCACGTATGCACGCATACGCGAGAGGAAGACTGGGGCAATACGATGCGAGCCAACATCAGGATCAACAAAAATTAGGAGTTGAAGAAGAATGAAATTAGGTTGGAAGAAGTGCGTAGATTGTGAAACGTATTTTGATTGGGCGTTTTTCAATTCTCATGGATGCCCACACGCTGATGAGTTTGATTTTTGGGGAAACGTAAACCCTGTTTTATGTGACCTATGTTACGACGATAGGAGGGATGAAGAAGAATGAAATGTGAAATTTGTTGGAAGAAAGGAATTGGAAACACTGGATGTTGGGAGTGTGAAGAAGAATGAGGCCCGCGCAAAGTGTGAAGATTAATGCAAAATTGGCAACCGCATTATATCACCACATGGATTTAGAAGGTTCTCCTTTCAATTCATTTGGTGAAGTGGTGCGTTATGCTTGTATTCGATTTCTGAAGGAGGCCAAAGAATGAAGTGCATCTTCTGTTTGAGCCATCTCCACGTCACTGACAGCGTTTGTATCGTCTGTGAAGCAGACCTTGCCGACTTAGCCTAGACTACCATGGTCAATTTTCGGCTGATGACTCTTTGATTTGGTACAGTAGAGCCTCTGAACCGCTGCTCTTTACCTGCTCCATGTTGATGATGTAACCGATGTTGTTGAAAACGGGGTCTATTCCGCCCGCA